GTATCACGGTATCCAATGAGCCAAGTGGAGGCATTCGGTCAGGATGAACCCGACCAGGATGCCGCCACCGGCCGCCTCAAGGCTGTTTGTCAGGGCCTCGTTTTGCGATTTCTGAAAGGATGCCGAGGCCGTCGTCAACTGCGTCTGAAGCTCGGCCAATGCTTTCTCCTTGCTCGCGGAGTCCTTCACCAGTTGCGCGTTCTTGGTCTGCAAGGTCGCCAACTCGGCTTTTGCTGTCTGCAAGTCCTGACTTAAATTGTTCAGCTCCGCTCCCGTTACCGTGTACTTGGCCGAGTCCTCGAAGGACTGCCCCAAAAGCGGAAAGGCCAGCGAGGATAAAAACAAAAGTAATGCCCAGTTTTTTCCACACATTAGGCCCCCCGTTTGAATACGTCGAGGCCGGTGATTCCGAGTAGAGAGGCCCCGGCCAAAAGAAGACCATCGGCCTGGGCTGAGGCAGTCGCGGCGTCACCCAATGGTGCAAATAGGGAAATACCGAAGATGGCCAGTTTCATGGCTACACCGAGGGCCAGAGAGGCTCCCCCGCCAATGCGCTTGGAACTGATGACACCGGGGCTCTCTTCGTACCACTTGGTCTTAGGCATGGTCACGGTTACGTTATCACTCATTTTTCTTCCTTCTTGTCACCAGCGGGGAAAGTCTTGTCCATGAGGGCACGCAACGCGGCCTTTTCATCGTCGGTCATCTTGTCGAGGTCTTTGAGCTTGGGGGCCAATTTCCACCCGTGGGCCGACTTGATTTGGGCCTCGGTCATGCCGTGCCAAGTCCGTTGTGCGTCAAACCAGACAGATAGGTTTCCTTCCTTGAAGTTCCCGAGATGACCGATGAGTAGGTGGTGATTCTCGGCGGGATTACCTTTCTCGGTTTCACAGAGAGAAATCAGGTTACGGTCGTCAAGCTCAAGGTCCGGGCGTCCCAGGGCGATGGCGTAATGGAAGGGGAAAATGTGGTGAACCTGAACCGGGGCACCGGGAACCAGACACGCGGCACAATTGGGATGCTCGGCACGGTGAGTCTTCTCAACCTCGGGCCATTTGGTCGACCTGGGAACGGGAGTCTTGTCGGGATGATCCATTATACACCTTCCGAGACAGCGAAGAGGATTTCTTCGCCCGTCGCCATCGTGGCCTGAATCTGGCTGACGAGCCACAAGAGATCGTCTTTGCTCACCACGCGGATACAGCCGAGGGTGGTGGTCGAATACTGAGGATCGGGCCAGTGGATGCCGTAACCCGCGTCTCGGACGAAACGGCCCGTAGGCTTGTCGTAGCCACCCGAGGCGTCAAGGCCCCATTCTTCCACTAGGGTATGGGCGTTCGTGGCGATAAAGTACGGGTTGAGGTAGTGGTCCTTCGGGTCATTGTGCGGGACGATGCCGGTGATTTTCCACGAGCCTTCGGGGAAGCCTCGGGGCATGTACGGTTTGGGTTTCGTTCCGTCGTCGGGCTCAGTCAGCACCACGTCGGGCTTGAGGCCGAGCTTGCGCCGTCCGTTCAGTTCGTTTCGGACGACGTTGGAGACTTCGATCTGTCGGTCAAAGGCGGAGAGGTAGATCGAGCCCCGCGTCCAGTTGATAGTTTTCATGCCTTCGCCCTCAGCATCGTCCGCACGTCGTCGATACCTTCCCGGATGTAACTGATGTCCGTCTTTAGGACGGCGATCTCGGTCGTGTGCCCAGCCAAGACAGGGACGATGTCTCTAATCTTCCCGTGCGCTGCCTCGACGTCTTTACACGCGTCCTCGAGCGTCTTCTTGTGGACGCCAATCTCTGCCGCGATTTTCATCAAAAAACCTACCACCCCGGCCAGGAAGCCGAGAATCACGATAACACCGCCTGCGACGGTGAAAAAAAGAGTCGTTTGGTCCATAGTTATGCGGCCTCCGGGGTGTAATTCGGGTCGTATTCTGGCGCGTTCGGGTCCATTTTTGGCTGATAATCGGGCGAAGACGGGTCCGTTCCCTGCTCTTTTTCGGGCATTTCTGCCCCAGGTTCGGGCAATCCAAGGGCCAATTGACCGCCCTTTGCGGGATTCATGGGGGCGTTTGCCTCGGCCAAATCCTCGTTTTCGATGGCAAGACGGGCCACGTTCTCGGTAAAATCCGAATTATTGAACTGCATGGCGTTCTTTTCTCGGGTCAAAGCGCCCTGATTGATGCGTAGATCGGCGGCGCGGGCGTCCTTTTCGGCATCCAGGGATGGCATTTGAGAGCCCAGCCAGCCACAGTTGAGCCATGCGGCGCGGATGACGGCGCTTTTCCCCTTGAAGCCGGGAGCCTTGATCCGGTTCGCCATGACCTCTTCAGTGAACCACGCTTCGCGGACGAGGTTCCATACCTGGGAAACGGCGTTTTCGCGCTCGATCTCGACTCCGGTCCAGAACTGGAGCAAAGCACCACGGGCGGCCGAGTAGCTTGCGTTATGTTCCATCTCGGCCACGCTGATCGGGGTGGACATGGAGGACGAGACGCCTTTCATGACGCCACGGATGAACTCCTGAGCGTTGAGGTTCGGGCGCTTGGTGTCAAAGGACTGAAGCTCCTCCGAAGCCTTTAGGCCCTGGACGACGATGCCTGGGGCGTTCGTGATTCCGGGGCCTTGGCCGGTTCCAGCCTTGGTCATGCCCTGCGTGATCCGGCTTGCGTTTGCGTCCGGGCCGGGTTTTACCCACATGGCGAACAGGGCGTTGACCACCATAGCCTCGAGTTCGGCGACAGTGGCGTCGGTGATCTTGCGGAGTTCGTGCAGGACTCCCGCCAGGAGTGGAGTTCCCCGGATCTGCTGCTCGTTCTCGGCGTTCATCGAGTGGATGACGAACCGGCGGCCGGAGTCGCCGAAATATGGTATGCGGGTCGTATGGCTTGAGTATCCCAGCGGGTAGACGGTTTCAAACTGCGGGCTGTTAAACGTCGGGGCCATGTCGCGGACGTAGATAGCCACCTCTTCGCCGTCGGCGGTCATTTCGATTCCGTGCTGAATTGTATTTCCCTTGGCCTTTGCGACTTCGATCTCACTTGCCCCGGTAGGTTGGATGATCTGGTCGGGGGTGTAAGACTGGATTTTCAGCGGGCTCATGCGCCGAGGGTTGTCGTCGTAGCGGAGGACAAGGAAAACCTCGCCATCGAGCATCCGGGCCATTTGTTCAAGCTGTTGTTTTTCCCACAGGTTGCGCTTTCCGGCGCTATCGGGCTCGTGGGAGTTCGCCCAGAGCATGAAACGGGCGTCTGTCGAGCGCTTCCACTCGTGGCGGGCGCACTGGATTTCCTCGTCCTCGGGGTCGTCCTTGTTGATGAACTCCCAAATTGGGGAGGACTGGGGGGAAAGGCCGGTCCCGATGACGTTCTCACGTTTGCGGCCAAGTAGGGCGCGGGCCTGGGTTGATTCCCAGTAGGCCATGCGGGAACGGTCACGAAGGGCTACGTGGTCGAGAGCGTAGGCGCTTTTGTAGTTACCCATTCCTCCGGGGAACTTGCTCCCGGTGACGGTGGCGTATCCTCCGCCGGATGAGCCGTTAGGGCCGTAGTAGTCGGAGGCGGTTAGGCCCGCCTTTTCTTGGCGGACTGGGGCGGATGGTTTCGGGTCAGGACGGAAGACGGCGGTCACTCGGTCAAGAAAACTCACCCGGCACCCCCACGGTCAAAGGCGATTCGGTCAAGGGCGGTAGCGCCCTCGGCGTCAGCGTTCCAGTCGGAAAGCTCTTGCTCAAGGATGGAAATCTCCCTCGACAAGGCCCGCATATCGACGCGGGCCACAGTTTGACGGCCTTGGCCAGAATCAAAACTGTAGGATTGCGCTTGAAAGGCGGCCCGGCGGGCGGCATAGGCGGCGTCTAGATCCGCCTGGACGTCGGTAATCGTTCTCGCGGCCATCCTACACCCCCTTTCAGAGCAAGGATACGGCATGACTTTTCTTTCGTCAAGTCACGTTCATTTTTTATCTAATCGTGTACGCTGTATTACGCTAGGCTAGATTCGCTTCGCACCAATCCCAGAAGACTTCCCACGGGAGGGCTTCGTCGGCGGACTCTTCCAGGAGCAAATGCTTGAAAACGTAGAGCGCACCCATGGCGTATACCCGGCAGTCGAGCGGCTCGTTCCGTCCCCGGCCTTTGATCTTCCTCCAGATGGTCCTCGTCCCGCCGTTGCGTTGGCGCTCTTTGACGCGCTCCTCGCTGGTCAGGCCCCGGAAATACTTCTCGCCGTATTCCTGCGGGAAGTGGCAGTAGCCACGAGGGACTAGACCCTCGTCGGGCATGGACTGATTCAGGAACCCATAGAGCTCTTCCTTGAGCTTGTCGACCTGTAGGTCTGCGCGGCGCACGGCGAACCCGGTCAGGGGATAGAGGGCGAACATTTTTGTCCGGTTTTTCGGGGCGTCACCGGCGCATGGGATGAGCTGGCCACGGTCGGAAAGGAAGGACTCGGCGAAGTTGTAGACCTCGGTCGTCCGGTGGCCCTGGCTGTCCATGAGCGCGAGCGCGATCTTGTGGCCTCCGAAATCTTGGCCCATGAGGTCGGCAAGCTGGGCCCACGCCGGGCTCGTGTCGACGGCGGTGTCACCGTGGAAAATGTAGTAGCCGAGGGACCAGCTCTCTTTGTTACGGCCCCAGGCGACGACCTCGGCCTCTATGCGGTCGTCCTGGGTGTCGATGCCTACCGTCACCAGGATGGCACGGTCAGGCCACGAGCCAAGGGCGTAATCTTCGCGGCGGATCATCACCTTCGTGTAGTCTGGGGTGAATCCCGTGGCTTGCCACGTCCGGCCCAGGACCGTGTTCCAAAAGGCTTGGAGCTTGGTCGGGTCTTTCCCTGCCTCAAGGGATTCCTCGCAAATTGACTCCCATGACCGGAATCCTATCGGGCTCAAAAGACTGGGCAGATGGTACGAACGCATTCCCCGGCGTCGAGGTTCGGCGGTTGGCACCCATCGGGCTTTCCCTCCCCACCGTTCGGTTTTCAGAAACTCGACCTTGTCTTGGTTTTTCCAGTGGCCACCGCACTTGATGCACTCATAATGCACCGAGTCGTAGATCAGCACGCCGCGCTCATCGGCTTCGTATTTGAGTTGTTCCCACTCGACCGGCTGGAGTTCGCCGCAGTATTTGCATGGGACATGGAACTTTCGCTGGTCGCCCATTTCGTACATCGGCTCGATTAAGGATGACGACGCCTCGAGCGGAGTGGACCCGTAGAGGATCTTTAGCGTCGTCTCAAACGTGTCGAAACGGCGTTCGATAGTTTTGAGCGTTGACCCCTCGCTCTTGCGCTTGCCTTCGGCGCTCCCGATTTCCTGTTGCCATGCGTCCATTTCGTCGAGGTACCCTTTCTGGAAACTGTCCGAGCGGATCCGGCTCCCCATGTTTGGGCCGATGGCGTGAAGGCGGCCACCGGGAAATTGTTTCGAGCTGTTCGTGTTGCCGGTCATCCTCGAGCCCTTGCTCTTGGCCTGGGCGAAAATCTTGTGGTCAAGTCCCGACTCGTGGATGGCGGGTCCGATGCGCTCTTCCATGATTTTTTCCACGGCCTGCTGCGTTTGCCCGACGTAGAGCATGGGGCCGGGGGCTTGGTCGATGGTGTAGAGAATCCAGTTTTCCCCCACACCGACCGAGAACCCGACCTGGGCACCCTTGAGGACAGCGACGTACTGGACGGGAGATGTCTCGGAAAGATTCTCCGCAATTTCCTCGAGGTAAGGCGTCACGGCCCACGAGAAGAGTCCAGGCATGGGGGATAGCCCCTGCGGAATGACGCGGTGGGTTTCGGCCCACTCGACCAGAGAGACACGGGTCAGCTCGGGCTTGATGCCTGCTTTGAGCTGGGCGGTCATCCATGCCCATGCGTCGGCGCGGTCGGTGTCGGTCCAGACAACGGCGGGCTTTTTCTTTCGGGGCTTGGCGGATGTCTCAGGGCTCAAGGCGGGCCACGTCCTCGGTAGCGCGTCTGATAGCGCCACCCATCTCGGTCTCTAGGGTACGGATGACCTCAAGCTCGGTTGCACCGTCACGACGGGCCAGGGCGAAGACTACCGGTCCGAGTTTGGCGGGCAGGCGGTGCAGGTGGTCGTCGATGGCTTTGTTGATGCCTTGCACGGCGGCGGTGAAGAGATCGCGGGGGACAAGCTCTTTCTTGCGCTCCATGAGGTGAAGGGACACCTTGCGCTCACCCGCTTCCTTGAGCTTGGCCGATGCCTTCTTGTCGCGGAGGGTCCAGGCGGCCATGTCCTCGCCCAGGGACTCGGCAAGCTCGTGGCGCTCGTCGTCGGTCAGGACGTCGGAGAGGTCGTCGTCAGTCGTAGCGCCGTCCTCGGCCTCGACCGTGGCAGGATTGCGGAGCTGTCGCTTGGCCTTTGCCTTGGCAACCTTCACGGGAGGCGCTTTCTTCGTGGGCTTGGGCTTAGGGCCGTAGATGGCGTTCAGGGCGTTCTCGGTGTCCACCATGCCGTCGGTCAGAATCACGCGGCCGGTGTCTACGGCTTTTTTAATTGCCGGGCGGGAGACACATCGAAGGCGGGAAAACTCGGCCATGGTTATCAGGGGCATGAGGTTAACCTACCCCATGCGTTAACCGGCGTCAAGTTAACCCGGCGGGAAAATCGTGGGACCGTGGTTTTTTCAGGCGCACGATGCTTACCCCTTCGGCGTGGCATAGCCGGAAGGACCCATGTCATTATGTCGTATAGACTTACATACATTTGTACCAGCTGTCCCAGATACGTCCCGAAGATGGTACAAAACTAAGTGCATACCACGTAAAGACTTACAGCGTTTGTACCAGTGTACCAGGTGTACCACAGAAACAAGTGTCTCTATATGCGGGAGACAATCAGGCCTCGACCCCATGACCTCGACACTGTGTTCCCGTGTAAGGACATTTATATCCTGGTACAGCTGGTACAGTGGTACAAATAATAATAATCTTGATCTAAACTACTACTACTACTAGACTTACTCACTCTTGAGATTTGTACCGCTCTTTTTTTATCTGATTGTTTGTACCGGTACAAATGCCTATTTATGCTACCATTTTATACTTGACACTATGTTTTTATACTACTATCATGGTTACTTAGGAGTGATAAATGAAAACACTTGTTATCAACGATGTTACTTTAAGTAACAGAATTGAACAGAGGATCGAGGCCATGGCAGGGCAGTCCAGACGGCTTTCGTCCACTGAGTTTATGCTGTCCCTGGTCGCAGTTGCCCTTGACCGGCTCGACGCCTTGGATGCTGAAAAGCCCGGTTCGGGGACAAATGACTTCATGAAGTCGTTCGTAAACTTCAAGCGTCAGCGAGGAAGGAAGCCTGGGTCTGCTCGCCACGTGATCCGCGTTGAGGACGGAAAGGAATATGATTCCTGCGATGCGGCCGCCCTTGATGTTGGTGTTTCTTCGATCGCCATTCGCCACGCTGTCACCGGTCGAATAAAGACGGTTCGTGGCTACCGATGGCAGTACGCCGATGAGCCAGGAATTGAGGAACGTGGCGATTTCTTCGAAGATGACTAGACACAAAAAAGCCCCCGGTGAAGGGGGGCTGGTTTACTCCTCTGGTCTGTCTCTTCGCGTCAGGACATCGCGTCCGCTTCGCCACTCCACCAGCATCGTACCGTGCTCGTTGGTGCGCTCGGCTTCGTGGTGGCCGTCGACCGCGTAGACCACCGCCATGGCCGCTTGAAGGCGCGTTACCATGCGCTGGATTGAGCGGGCGGTGGGGGGCTTAGTCGTCCGTATCGTCGCCATGATCACCGGCCATCGTTCGCTCGATTTTCTTTCCACACCACGGGCAGAACTTGAGAAAAAACTCATCGCTAGCGAGCGAGAAAGCGTTACCACACCCGGTATCGTAGTCCTCGCACTCCTCATCCATCTGAGCCCACCCGCAGAACGCCTCCCCATGCTCCGGCAGTAGCGCCGCGACGCCTTGGCCGAGATGAGCGGTAGACGCCCTTCGGACGAAGACGGGTTCGGGCTTTCCGACCTGGGCAAAAATAACGTTTGGTAACGGAATCCAAGCGATGGTGTTGTTTGCTACTCGGATCGAGCCAACCTCGACCATGGCCGACACGTCTAGCGCCTTCAACCGACTAACCTCCGCCAGCGCCTGTTCCACGGTGCCACCTTGCCATCCGAGGGCGGCGAGGAGTTTGGGGAGGGTGGGGTCGTCGCCATGGTGGGCGCATTCTCCTATCTCATCAAAACGGCTTTCATCACCCCATTTTTCGGAACCTATCGACCACCAGATACCTGATGACCAAGAGGCAACCTCCCATCGACTTCCGTTTTTGACCCAGTACAGCCCTTCTTCACGCATGTGGCACCTCCCCGCTCACGCGGTCGACTTCGGCGATGATGGCGGCGGCTTGCTTGACCGTATCGGCGGCGTGATATTCTCGGGCTGTCTGGGCGTCACGATCGCACTCTTCCTTGGTCCTGACTTTGACAGTCCCGGTATGTGGCCTTGGAGTCAGACGTGCCACCTCCGACGAGCAAGCCAGCCTCGACGCCAGCTCCAGCAACTCGGCGCGTCGGTCACTCATGACCCACCATCCTTGATCCAAAGCTCGACGAAATAATCCGGTTGGCCGTCTTTCGTCTTCTCGTTTTTGACGATGCTCACGCCGATGTTTTTCGCACCGGCCGGAATGCACACCCCGGCTGGCGCGTCAATCGTGCCGGTCGTTTGCTTCCCGTGGTCGGTGTCCTTAACCCAAAGCGCCGCGATACGTTGGCCCATAAACGTCCCCCCTGAAAAAATCCCCCTCGACGCCAACGGCGCAAAGGGGGTGCTACTGAATTGCCCGCATGGGCGCGCTAGATGTGCCATACGGCACTCTGGCAGTCGGGGGAGCCGAACGCCCCTGGCTCAGGTGAGCCACGCCATGGACTGTCTGCCGCGTCTGCGGCCCACCTGGATTCTCTTAGTTTACGCCGCGCTCATCCAGGTCATTCGGCGTCTAGGTTCCACGCCTAGCCGGGTCGGGTCTACGATCCCGCAACGGAACTTTCCGAGGAGTTCAGCCCTCTGGGCCACGCCTTTCGACGTGTGCTCACCACGGCGGAGTTCACTGACCGTCCGCCGACGGCAAGCCCGAACGCGGGCCACGCTCCCAGTGTCAGGCCTGGGCGAACTCGGTAGCCTTGAAACGGGCGATGATCCGAACCTCCTCGGCATCGTACAGCTTCGACGGCTTGCCAAACTTGCCTTCGGGCAACGATTCCTCCGAGGTATTCACCCCGAAGTAGTTCAGCACCTCCCGTGCTTTGGCTTTGCCCTTGTCATCCTCGGGCAAGCCGAGAATCGCGCAGGCTTCGTTGATCCTGATCATCCTTGCACCGCCTCGACCAGAGGGGTCACAATAGCCGGAACTTCCACGGTGACCTCATCGGTGACCTGAAAGACGAAAAATCGAACGCCACGGTTTGACAAAGCAAACTCGGCGGCGGCTTGAATAGCAGAAGCCTTGGTCGGATATGTTTTATACGACTCATAGTCTCCGCCGTTACGACTTCCACCCCCCCTTGAAGTGGATAAAACACCCCACAGATTTTCCATCAAATCTCCTTTCCCCATCTCGGGGATACACTCACTCTATCGTATACGCTGTAATACGTCAAGCCACAATCGCAAAAATCGTACACGCCCTAGAAAAGTTCCTCTCTTCCCGACTCTCCGGGGGTCTCAGTCGTGTCGCTCGCCTCCGGTTCCGGATCCTCCTCGACCACGGCCTCCTGTTCCGGTGCGGGCTCCGCTTTCTTCATCCCCCCCGCCGCGCGGTCGAGCCTGTCGGCCATGCGGGAAGCGGGGTCGCGGTTGATGACGGGAGGACCCTGTTCCTGGACTGGCAGGCTGTCGCCTTCGATGATCATCTGGGCGAGCCCCACGGCTTCCTTGAACGGCTTGCGAAGCATGGACTTCTCCGCCGTCTTCTCATCGGCCTCCTCGGGACTTTTGTTGAACATGGGCGAACCTGTCATGCTGTAGCCTTTCTGGATTTCCTTGGCCTTGGCGTAGGAGCAGTACTTGATTTCGTCGGGCCGTCCGTCCTTGAACTTGAGCCGCATGAGCCACCCGCGAACCTTTCCGCGCTCGGGGCTGAACGGGTCGAAGCCCCCCTCCTCGTATATGATGGTATTTTTGTCCGGGTCCACCTTGACGTTGTCGCCTTCGTGGACGGTGATGAGGCGCGGATATTCTGTCAGCACCGCCCCCAGGCCGTAGACGCACACGTGCTTCATACCAGAAGCCTCGACCACCAGAACAACGCCTCCGTCCTTAGGGACCGGATAGCACTGGGGCCTGAGCCCTCCAAAGGACAGCCCGGCCATCGCCGCGTTAGTGATGGCCTCAAGGGCTGTTCGGACGCCCTTCTCCGTCTTGAGCAGGGGCTCGCAAGGGCTCGCCAGAAGCGTGAGCTTTGCCCGCGTCAGGTATGCCTTGTCCTCGCGGACGTTCTGAGCGGCAACGGCGAGGATTTCGCTCGTCCTGGCCTTGAGCACCAGCTCAAGATTTTCGCGGGTTTTGTTGCTCAGCTCGACGACTTGTTTCGTGTCAGACATTGTTTCTCGGGCCTCCTAAGCCCTTGGCCACCTCGTGGGCAGTTTTCTTCGTTGCTGTTCTCAGCGCCTTTTCGTGCAAGGCGTCCATTCTCGCCTGAACTTTGGCCCGTGTCTTTTTCAGCACACCGGGCCAGAAGATTGACGCGATGATGCGCCAGAATCCCGCCCCGGCGTAAGTACCGGCTACGGCACGGGGTACCGACTTCGCCGCCCGTTCGGCCATGCGCCGGGCTTCCTTGAGCTTCGCCGCGCGGCCCATCAGTACGTCACCACGCGATAGGGGTCCGAAGTCTTGTAGCACCCCAGGGCCCTCAGCTCGGCGTCAACCGCCACGACTCGCTTTTCATTCTCGGTCAACTCGACGCTTTTGGCTTGCTTTTTGCGGATGTCGGCCATGGGCAGGCTGATGCTGTCCTTCGTCTGGTCGCGGAACGTAGCCAGCTTCTTTCCCTCGCTGTCGTTCAGCACCCGGTTCATGGTCCGCTTCACGGTGCCGTCCTCGGCCTTCGTATCACCGGCCAGAATCCCGAGGCCCATCTTGATGTCGTCGAGCTTTTCCTCGAGCGCCTTGACGCGCTCTTTGAGCTCCCGCCCCTCGGCGATCATCCGGCGGGCCTCCATTTCCGCCTCGCCTGAGACCATGGCCGTGAGGTCCACGAGGTCGGGGTAGATGCTCACCACATCGCCCCATGTGGCCGGGGTGGGCTCCGTGCCTGACTCGACAAGGGCCCAGAACTTCTCTACCATGGCGATGGATTTTTCGACGTGGCGAGGGTCGTATACGATGGGCCCATACTCCCGATAGTCCGCCGTGTCGATGAGGACCACGACCCATGCTTCGGTCACGCCGTAGGTGAACAACTGCCACTGGACTTGCATAAACACCTTGTCAGGAATGCCGAACTGGCTCCGGTCGTCGGGGTCGTAGCCCTCGAAGGCCACGCCCTCGCGCCGCTTGGCGGAGTAGAGACCAGATGTCTTGGCTTCGACGAGGTAGGGATGTTCCTGCTGTTCTGGCGGGCATAGCTCAAGCTCCTTGCCCCAGTCCACCAGCAAGTCAGCATGGCTCAGGCAGTATTTACGCTCAGGGTGGACCGCCTCGGTTTTTCGCTTGAACGGCCCACTTGACCGCCCTCGGATAGCCTGGGCGAGGAAGTCGTCGGCCGCATCTTGACCGTAGCGGTTAGCGATGAACTTTCTCAGCACCATCGGCTCTAGGTCGTTGCCCCACTCGGTGCGCTCGTTGCCCTCGAACGACGGGGCAAGCCCGCGCTTCTCCTGCCACAGCGTGAGCGGAGTTTGGCCATATCGCTTGTTCAGCCCGGCCAGCGTGGGGATGTCGGATGCACCACATCCGAGCTTCCTTGCCCCGTGAAAATCCTTTATTTTGTGATACGCGTTCATTGATCCTCCTTGTATTTCCAATGAAAACCGCCCGCTGTCCGCTGGCGTCCTTTACAAACTCTCATGATCATTGAGGCGTCTATCCCTGTCACGCGAAAGGCATTTCGGATGCTTGGATAGATAACCTCAGTCTCGACACACAAAACGGGCTTTGCGAACTTCCGACCGCCAGCGATGACCTTTTTTATCCATTCCGGATTCGCCGCGTTTCTCTTGCCCGTTGCCTTGTTAGCGGCTATCCAGTGCTCATTCTTGCTCAGTTCGTCCATGGCCTTTCTGGCGTTATCCCGCCATTCTTGATTCACGGCTCGCCGAGCCAGCCCTGCATCGTATCTGGTCCGCCACATCTTCCGCCATTCCGGATCCGCGTGAAGGGCCTTGTTCGCTCGCGTGGTCGATGCCTTTTGCTTCGCCTTACTTTCGGGCGACAGACTTCCCCCTCCGTTTCCACCTTCCCGAAGGTTGTATCCATTTGGAAAAAGTGTTCGATGAAACCATATTGCCCAGTCTTCGGCAATATCCAATGTCTTTTGGTCCTCGATTCCATCAAGAAGAATCGACCATGCGAACCGATCTTTCCCGTGCTCAAGCATGGACCTGCTAAAGTACATCGCGCCACCCTTTCCATAGTGGTGAAAATACTTGCGGCGTTCAAAGTTCCATGTCTGACCAACGTAGGCTTTTCCGGTGTCAAGATTCGTTGCCATGTAGATTACTGCCATGCTTTCCTCTTGATCCATTGTATCAACTCCCTCGCCTACTATCAACCTGTGCGTCGTTCATTCTTCTCTTTCAAGTCCCAGACTATTTGAGTCCAAGTCTTCTGATATCCGCCCTGTACGGCCAGGGCTTCAACTTTTCGCTTGCGGGTTTCGACGTCTCCGGATCCTCCTATGATCTGAAAAGCCTTCGCCATCATCATCCGGGCCTTCTGGCCCTTGTCCGTAGTTTCGAGACATCGGGAAATGAATGCGGCCATGGCATCGGCCTCGTCCGCCTCATATCCAGCTTCAACAAGTTCGCCTTCGACGACGCGTAATTCCTCCATCTTCTTCTGCTGTTCGGCCATAGCGAATGAGAAATGGCAAGCTGGGCAACTTTTTGGGCGTCCCGGCCAGACTCCATAACATTTGGGGCAGGTCACGGTTGCTGGAGGAAGTTCGCCTTTTGCTCTTTTCTGAGAATCGAGCGACCATTGCCGATCAGCGAGAGGATGCCCATGCAAAGAAAAATTACCAGCGTGATCCAAAATAATGGAGCGAGGCTTTGGTCCCATGGCGATTGCGTCTAGCCTTCCTTCTGTCGTTGAAAGATCCCTGTCGGGCGCATAAACTGGTCTTCCTACCCTCCCGCACCATTGCATGTAAAGCGAGAGCGATAGCGTTTTCCGGAGCAATACAAGGCCAGTTGCAACAGGGATATCAAGTCCCTCCCCCACGAGGTCCTTGAAGCACACAACCTGCACCGACCCGTCGGCGAGCCCGCAGATAGCCGCGTCACGGTCGGAGGTAGACATATCGCCCCAGACCATCTTGGCCCGGTAGCCCGCTTGCCGGAACTGGTCGGCCATGAGTTCGGCGTGTTCGAGGCTGTTGCAAGCAACTAGCGTCGGGGCACCACCGAGTCGCCGGGTGTAGTGGCTGATGACGTCGCCGACGATCTTCTTTTGACTCATGACGACGGCCTGTTCGGCGGTGTCGTAGTCGCCTTTTGTGACGTGAAAAGTCTCGTGCAGTTCCTCGGGGATGGTGTAGACCATGGGGAAGGTGAGATACCCGTCCTCGGTGGCCTCGCGGGCCGAGAGTCCCATGACCATGTAATCGAATGACGCCCGGAGGCCGACGCCGTCGAGCCTTGCCGGGGTGGCCGAAAACCCGATGCGTGGGACGCTCCCCCAGAAGTCGTGCACCCGGCCCCACGAGTTACCGGCTACCGAGTGGTGCGCCTCGTCGGTGATGATGAGGTCGGGACGCCAGACTTGGCCGAGGCGGTTGACCAGGGTTGGAACGCTTGCCACCTGGATGAGGTCTTTCGTCATCGGACGTCCTGCGACGATCTGGCCAGCGGTCACGTCCATGCGGTACATGGACTTCAAAGTCTGCTCAAGGATTTCTCGGCGGTGGGTCAGGACGACGGTGCGCCGATTCCATTCGCGGAGCTTGGCGGCCAGGGCGCAGAACATTGCAGTTTTGCCCGTGCCCGTCGCCGACACAACCAGCGGCGCTAGGATCTCGGGCCGGGGGCGCGTCGGGTCTTTGATGTGCATCAGGATGTCGAGGATAGCCTTGTCGTTGAGGACGCGCTTCTGGTAGGGGCGGAGTTCAATCATTGGGGCGTTAGCCTCTTGAACTCGTAGGCGTCAGGATCTACGTCGAGTTCTCGACAGAACTGATAGGACGTCCCCGACCCATGACCTGTCAATTGAGAGACGGCGACCCAGTTTGCATTTGTCCGGTTCCAAGCTTTAGTCATGAGGCGACGAAGGTTTTGCATAACGTAGATGTTCACCTCTTTACGCATGGTCCACCCTATCCCCGCACGATGCACCATCAGCGTAGTGCAACGCCGCGTCCTCGGTCTTCCAGTGGCGGGCCATCGGGTCGAACGCGTTGGAGTAGCTCGTCCTTGCGTTCTGGGTCTTGCCCATTACGGACAAGCGCCGGTACCGGATAATGGCACCGCAGACGGCCACCTTTACGACGACGCACATCATCATGTCAACGTACTCGGCGACGGGATGATAGGTACTCATTTGTCCCACCTATCGACCATCTCCATGAGGGCGATGATAAGGCATCCACCGATGATGATGCCCCAGATCCCAAAGGCGTAAATCGGCTCCATTACTCCCTCCTCCATCGAATCCCGCAAGCGGGGCAGGTATACTCAAAAATCGGACCGCCGTTCCATCCGACCTTCCGGGCGACAACTTGGTCAGCGTGGACGCTTTGCTCGTCGGTTTTGTTCGGCCATGCCGGGCCAGCGAGCCGGTAGTGTTCGCCCAGGAGCTTGACGTCGTTCTCGTTTTGCGCTCCGGGGTAGGTGGCGACGAAGCGGATGATGGGGCGGGGGTCGCTCATGATAGGACCTCACCACACTGGGCGCATTTGTCAGGCGTCCCAGGCCAGACGCAGAAGCACTTCGGGCACGTCACGTTTTTAGGCTCGAGAAAATCTTCCGCCCTGTCGATGAGATCTTGCTTAACTTGGCAATCCTCACAATCGCAAGGACCGGGGGCGTATTTATTGAGCAAGTCAGCCAACTCCCGCACCATGGCCCGGGCTTCGTCGCGTTCGCGGATGGCCGATTTCTCAGCTTCCAGTGCCCTGTCCTGGCCCTCTCTGCAATGGATGCGGTATTGGTCATTGTCGAAAACCATTTTTAGAAATTGCGCCCCACTCATTTTGACGGCCATGGGAGCGTCGTCCTCCGCCTCAAGGACTTCGGTAGGAATCCCCCGGCAAGCGTTCACGGCGGCGACGATGCGGCGGGCGTTGGCTTCGGCCTCTTCGGGATAGTCTTGATTGCACGATGCGAGGATAAAATCCGTGCCGTCCAGACGGTGTTCCGCGAGAATCTGCCCCGACCATGCAAAAAGAGGCCGTGCGCCGTCGCCAACTTTCCACGGCTCCGGCGTGTGATGTACTTCACTCATCCAAATATCCTCCGCAAATACTCTACAGTCTCGCGGGGCAACGCCCTCGCGCTCTCAAGTCGTCCCGGCCCGCAGTTGTACGCGGCGACGGCTAGATACCAATCGCCGTACCGCTGATGGAGCCGGGCAAGGTAGGCTATCCCCACGTGCGCCGAGTCGTCGGGGTGCCACCAGCGGAACGAGGACACGCCAGCCATGGCCGAGAGTTCCGCCTGCCACAGGACGTGGATCTGCATCAGCCCACGAGCTATGACCTCGCGTTTCCAATGGTGGCGGACCATGACCCATCGCCTGCTCTGAGCCGTGGGCCTCGTGCTCGACTCAGCGTCGGCCACCCTCAGCGAAAGCTCAACCGGGACGCCGTAGAACTCGGCCCAGCGGGTCACCGTGGCGACGTGGGGCGAATGGTGCATGGTGGCCAGCAGCAGGATGGTGGCGAAGGTATTCACCTGTCGCCGCCGAGGTCGTGGCGTACACGTGCGAAAGTTTCGGCTTGGTGCATGCGTTCGAGCATCCTTAACGCGGCGACAGACTCCTGGGTGTCTTCAAAACTTTGGCCCCATTTTGCCACCCGCTTGCCTCTCCCTTGCATCTCCAGTTCCACCTTCAATTCGTCCCACAGTTTGGCTTTGTCGGGGGTGGGGTTGATCGATGGCGTAGCGTCGTGTGTCGTTCCATCATCGTCCAGGATGAGTGATTCCAGGAGCTCCTTGGCCCTCTGCCCATGCAAAGAGATGACGCCATACTTATCTCTGATTGCTGGGTAGCTCGCCGCATCCGAAGCCCCGCCCTTGGCCATCACCAGTTCCCGCAGTCCGTCGGCTTGGTCAGGCATGGGGGGGCCCGATGAGCGGCGCGGCGGCTAGAAGGGCTTCGGCTTTGACGAGGGAGTTGTGAAGGCTGTTGATGCGGTCCTTGATGATGACTACGGCGTCACGGCGTTGGCGGGTGTGCTCGGCTTTGGCCTCGTCAAAAGTCTTGTAGATCGGTTCAGCGGTGCCGACGTGCTTGATCTCGGATCCTGGTCGCGATCCCTTCGTCCAGTAGCATTTTTCTGTCTCGCGGGTAATCTCGATGGTGTCGATGATCGGGTCATCGGCGGTTCCATCGGCAAAACGCATAATCCTGAATCTCGTCATGGTAGTAACCTCACTCCCTATAGCGTATACACTGTATCACGCTTTGTCAACACCTTTCTTTTTCCTGACGCTCGGAGGCTCCGGCCACCTGTTCAGCAGTGGACCATCGGTAGTCTCTCGGGCGACGTAGGCTAGCCCCCCGGCGCGGTGGACTTGGTCGAGGAAGTTCCGCTGGTCGGGCGTGAGTTCGTCGTGTAGGGTTTTCTCCTCGACCGCAGTGAATACCGCGAGGCGTTGGCCCACCATGTCAGGCGTCACGGTAACCGGCGTCCACCCGACGTGATCCGAACCCCCGGAGGTTTTCTTTTTCTTGCCCTTGGCCGATAGGTCTGCACCGGGGACGAGAAGCCCGAAGGGGAGGTGGCGCGGGAACTCTATAAGCACATTCCCATTTTTCAGCGGCACGGCATTTCCCACCCAGGCCATCCCGACGTTGTTCCGAAAAAGCCGAGCCCCGAGGCCGGTGAAGTGCGTTGCCACCCATGCGGCGAGGATGCTGGCGGCGCTCATGGCTTGGCCTTCGATTGAGTGGGGAGCCCGAGAGCCTTGCTCCGTTCACGCCACTTTCGTTTGTATTCGCGTTGGTAGTCTGTGTATTGCTGTCGGTGTTCGTCTCGATATTTGTTGACGTAGGCGCGGCGTTTCTCAGGGTATTTTTTCCTGGACCGCTTGACGGCTTCCCGCATAGCCAGCCGTTGCTCTTCGGTATAAGTCCGAGGCGTCTTGACGATCCTGCACTCCGGGCATACCGCCGCGCCTCTGGTCGTCGACACTGGATTACTGCACCACTGGCACTCTCTCACGATCTCACCCCCCTCACGATCCATGCCCAGACTCGTCGCCACCATGGGGCGCGGATGGGGTAGTGGATGATGGTTTCAGGCCCCACGCTTTTCGGAAAGATTCGAGCATTGTCCAATATCTCCGTACGTCCGAGTACTCCATCCGAGGGCTTCCCTCCTGCTCCCTCCGCTCCTTCAATAATCTCGAAAACTCGGCGAACGCTTCCGCCTCGGTCGGTACTTTCAACATCCTCAACTCCTTCGGGCCTCAGCCCTTCTTGATCATGAGTTCCGGCGCTCCGATTTTCACCAGACGCTTGAACCTTTCTATTCTGTCGGTGGCCCCAATCTTCCTCCACCACCTCAAAGCGCGGATGACCTTCCGTCCGCCGTCTCTCATCGTCATGGCTCTCGCCCTCCTCTTCAAACAATCCCCACTGCTCCGGTCTGCGATGCGCCCGGCACGTGGGGCCGATACCGGCGGCCTGACTCGCCCATGTCAGAAGCGGACGATTGCACACTCGGCACCGCGTCAAAACGGCGGCTCCTGGGCGTATCCATCATCCTCACGCCCCAAATACTTCTCGCGGAACCGCTCCCAGTCAAGGTCGTGGCACCGTGGCTTTCCCGACGCCATGCGTATTTGCCGCGTCGGACCTTCGATGGTCAGCGGATTGCGCTTGATCTGGTTTCCGTAGGCGTCCCCCCATGCCGTGTCTTTGAACAGCGACGCCAGCGCCGGGAGTTCTGTTGCGATGGACAGCACAAAAGGCGTCGTCTTGTACCTCCGCCGAAGCGTGAGCCCGTGGCGCTCAAGCAGAGACAGCGCCGAGTCTGCCCCGTCCTTGTCGTCGGCCACGCGCTCCAAAAGCTCCGCAATCGTCCGCGTCTTGCCCTCGTCGTTGCGAACTCCAACCGCCACGAGGTGCGACATGAAAGCGTCATGGTCAGCGACCGTGATCTTCGACTCGCTCGACAGGTCCACGAGCCACTTGTCCAGCCACGGCCCGGATTCGCGTATCGACCGCGATGACTGCACCGCCCATGCCACGGCCAGAAGTGGCGCGAGCTGGTCGGCGGCCCGCTTCGAGTGGAACGCCGCGAGATAGGTCGTTCGTAGGTATTCGATGTCCGCCATGATCCGGCCCAGGGAGTGAAAAATCCGGCGCGTGAACCGTCCAGGGTCGTCGAGCAGGTCGGCCACGAGACGAACGCAAGTCGAGATCTTCGCCGCCTCGTCCTTCGATTTCTTGAGCATGAGCACCGTGATTCTGGAGCTCACAGAGTCGTCATCGGACGGCGAGACTTTGGAGCTCAACAAAAACATGGACCGAAGGTTAAACGACTTCACCCCGCCCCCAGCCTGAGAAATGTTGATCGTCCCCGAGTCGTCCGACAGGTTGCGGATGAGATCCACAAGGGACGAAATCTTTTTCCGTGACGCCTCATTTTTGCCTTCCATTTCCTTCATGATCCCGGGACGGGCGTCCTGGTCGAGAGCCCACCGGATCCCCGCCTCGGTATCCTTGCCGGAGCCAACGAACGCGAACGGACCGCACAATGGAACCACGACATTATCGACGGCCCAGGACTTGCCAGAGCCAGCTTGACCGGTGAGCCACACATGGGGACGCCATGCCAGTACGCCACCGAAAGGGGCGATGAGGCACCAGCCCATCAATAGAATCGCCTGCGTGACCTCCTCGAACTCCAGCGCGGTGAACAGCTCCTCAAGTTGCGCCCCGTCCTCGTCGGTGGACTCTGGCCCGTGCATCTCGCCGAAGGCTACCAGGGACGGCACGTAGTAGTAGGACGACGGGAAGCTGTCGTAGTCAAAGCGGCGGCCGTCCATGGTGATGATGCGCCGTCCGTCGTTGAGGATGATTCCTTGCGAGTCTCGCCAAACGCCCGCGCCCCGGATTTTCTTCGGGTCGAAGAAACCGACCTCGTGCTGGAGTCCGACCACGTAGTCCTGGGCGACGGCGGCCTTGATGCCTCCCTCGTCGCCGGTCATGCCCATGAGCATCCACCACGACAGCGCGGCAATCTCCCCCAGCTTGGAAGAGTTCCACGACCCCATGCCGATGCTAAAAAGCGTCCGCGTCTTGCGCCTCATGAAGTAGTACGCCGCCTTGTCGTAGCCTAGGCAAAGGAACGGCGCGCCGTCGTCGGGCCTCGTCTCGGCACCTACGGCAGGCGGCGGTCCACCGATGACGGGACAGGCGGCGATAAACTCGACCGGGTCGATACCCTCGTCGATGGCGTCGGCCAGATCCCAGCCTTGCGCCCGACCCTTGATGTCCATGACCACCGCGCCCGGTAGCCGCTTGGCGATGCCCATCGCGGCCTTGAGTCCCGGTTCGTCGGCGTCAGGCCATATGAGCACGTCACCACGTCGGGCGGCAGACTCAAGCGGTGCCCAGTCGGTTTTCGTGAACGCGGCGGCCCCTCCGATCCAGGTTGTCAGAAGCCACGCCGGGAGGGATTTTTCCCTGCTGGCTTTCTTCTCACCCTCGACGATGAGGATTTTCGTCCCCTCGGGGGCCTTGGCGATCTGGTCGAGTCGGTAGAGGTGCCTGCCAGTGGGGATCGGGTTGCCCTCGTGCCACTTGCCATCCTCGCCCCAGTAGTGGGCAATTACGTCTTTCCCTCCGTCTGGCTTGTCGTACCGCACGGTGCAGACCCACGGCTTGCCGTCGGCCATCAGCCACGTCCAGCCGCCTACAGCGTTGCCACGGTTCTCGACGGCCCACTTGCCTTTGACGCGGTTGTTTAGGAGCTTCTTAGCCTCGTCGGTGGCCGGGGCTGGGATGACCGCCTTGACCTTGGCGGGCTTGTCTAGGTGGCTCTTGGCCGGGGCTCCGTCTGCCGACTGGGCGACGGTCCCGCCGATGGCCGCGACGACGATACCGGCGGCCGCCGTTAGGCTTGACGCATTGCCCGTGTCGACCATGAGCTTGAGCAGGTCGCCCTTGTCACCGGACGCGAAGTCCGACCATAGCCCCGTGTGGCCGTTGATCGAGAACGACCCGACGGCACCGTCACCACGGAGTGGGTTGAGGGTCCAATACTCGGCACCGTCCCAGTAGGCACCTGATGAGGCAAAAAGGGACTCTACAAGCTCCGGCGTGCACTTGCCACGAGCCTGATCGAAAACGGGATTTTTAGGCATGGGGGGTCCTAGAGGTCGAGGTTAAGCGGGGTCGGGTCGTCCATGGTCTTCGGGTCAAAAAGATGCAGTTGGCTGGCGTGGGTCTGATACCGTGCCACGGCGGAGGCGTAGTAGTCGGGGTCTTTCTCGATCCAGGTTAGGTCAAATCCGAGGTCATGGCAAGCAATGCAGTCGGACCCGCTTCCACCGTGGGTGTCGAGGACCGTTTGGCCGGGTTTGGCGTACTTGGTCAGGAGCCACTTGTACAGGGCGACGGGCTTCTGGGTGGGGTGGATCTTGCCGGGCTCAGAAAAGTTGTTGTCTTGCGAAAACATCGAGGCCGGAGAGTCGAAAGAAGTCCACGCCATTTCCCACTGCGAAAAGCTCTCCCACGCTTGGAGCTTGTTCCAACAAATCACGCACCGAGTGGGCCCGAGTGGAAAGTAGTTTCCACCCCAGATGATCTGATTTTTTGATACTCGAAAAAGCTCGTCCCAGTATTCCTCGGTCGGGATACTCGAATCCCATTCCGTACTCATGTTCTGCAGGGCTATGCCCTTGAGCTTACCAGCGCCAGAAGAAAGTCGATTCTTGGATCTCTGAGCCGCCGATGGCTTTCCATGCGATCGATGTTTCGATGTGCCCATGGTCTGGTTAGGCGCCCCAATCCCATACGGCGGGTCCACAATCGCCAAATCAAACGCCCCGTCAGGCAATGAGGCCATCAGGTCCATGCAGTCTCCCAGGCGCATATCGATCATCGAAGCCTCCAGAGGTCCACCACGACGCGAATCCCCAAGGCCAGCGCGAGCTCGACTTCCATACGCGCTCCCCGGCTCACTTCCCAGCCCTTGAGAGCTAGGACCGCGTCACAAGTCAGCATGGCGACGATGTCTTCCTTCATGTACTCGGCCCATGTCTTGCCGTGGTCGTGTGGCAGGCATTGCGGATTTACCGGATCATGTCCCATCTGACGAAGCCCACTGGCGGCGACTTCAAACTCCTCACGGTTGCCGTTTTCGTAGCCCGTGATAGGCCCGCTGATATAGACCCTCATCCGATCGCCCCACTAGCCAGCGCCGTCTTGATCTTCTCCAGCGAGAACGTGACTTTCGTATGCAAAACGCGGGCAGAAGATTTTTCTTTCTTGCCCGTCTCGGGGCTGTCAATCACGTCGGTGACCATAGGAAGGCACGCCATGAGCGCCTCTTCGACGACCTCAAGCTCTCGCCGCGTCACGCGATCACCTCGCCGTACTTGTCCCACCCCTGCCGCGCGTTCGTCCTCGTCGTCAGCTTGCGGCGCTGGTCGAGGATCATCTGGACGCCGATGGGGTTGTAGCTCACCTTGGCGCGAGCCTCGGCCACGCGGGCACATTCCTCTGTCAGGACGCCCGCCATGAGTTCGGAGCGAGTGCATGTCCAGGGAAGGACCGACGCGCCACGGCGACCGAAGGGGAAGTGGAGACGGCGGGAAGCGGGCCATGTAGCGAAGTGATGCACCCCCAATGGCCCGGCGCTTCGATACATCGGTGTGTAGAACTCATCGTGGGTCGATCCCAACGAAACAAGGCTCACGCCTTCACCTCGACCGCTTCCCGGTCCTTGGGCTCAAGCCGTGCCGTCAGGTCGCGGATGACCTCGCCCTGGGTGGCCATGACGGCGCGGGTCGCTTCGTTGGGCGTCATCCGTGCCGGGTCCTCACCCATGACCATGAGGCCGAGGGATAGGGCTTTGTTGATGACGTAGGACTGGTCTCGGTCCATGACCGGCATGAGCTTGGTCACCGCGAAGTAAGAGTCGCGCATGATGCGCGTTGAAATCAGAAACTTGGCTTTGGTACTCACGTGTACCTCCTTCCCATAGCGTAAACGCTGTATTACGTTTCGTCAAGCCCTGGAAATAAAAAAGCCCCCGAAGGAGCTTGATCTGACGGCGATGTCGCTTCCCGTCAGCGAGTGCCTTGAATGCGGCGTAACGCCTACCCGGTGTCTGCACCAACACCACACCTCTGCACGTGCTTTCGGTCGCGGTGGTGACCGGTCACTTTAATTACTACCTCGCCCCCAGCTTTGACAAGCCCTTGGCGAGTTCGACGCCCCATGCGGCCGACATGACGGACGGCTTACCAAATCGGGCCATGGCGTTTGTGTGCCAGTGGGTGGGCTTGATCTTTACCGGACCTTTTGTAGCGATGCGGACCTTCAGGAGTTTTTTCCCGGTGCGGTAAAAAAGCGTCTTCTGCTTCAGCGATCCACCCTTGAGCCAGAACGCGGCTGCCCCCTTGGGGGTCATCCTACCGTTGCCCATGCGCCGACCAATTGGTCCAAGGGCCTTGAGCCGGAACCGGGACGCCACGGGCCGGGCCCATGATCCACGACGGGAAGCGAGGGCTGGCATGATCTTCGAGGGCTTGCCATCTTTGCCCACGGCATCGCCACCCGCCTCTTGCTCGGGGAGGTACGGGCTTTTCGACCCGACTAGGGCGTCGATCTTGTTGGCGTCCTTCTTCGGCGATGCCTTGAACATCATGAGCGAGCCTAGGGTGAACTTATTTCGGAGCGCGAAGTCACGCCGGACGTTCAAGCCCTGGGCGACGTTCGCGGCGTGGGCGACGCGGTTTATCGCCGCCGCCGTGGCTTCGCTGAATGAGCTGGCCGAGAGCAATCGCAGATCCTTGGCGAGCTTGCGAACGTCCTGTTCAGCCACCGGGGTATACCTCGGGGGTGATGATCGTGGCCCCGACCTCGACGCCGTTTTTCTGCACGTCGAAGCCGAGTTGCACGGTACCACGGTTTGCGGCCACGGCTTCGCCGATACGCTTGATTGTCAACTCGGCCCTCTTGCGCTCCCTACGCTCATCATCAGCCACGCCAATCTGTCGCCACAGAGCAAGCGCAAGCCCGACGACCATGGATGCAAGGATCCAGTCAAGCGGGGTCATGGCGTCACCGGCGGGGTGTAGATCGACCTCAGCACCTTGTATGATCCGGCGTGGCCGGCGACATACCCATCCCACGTGGACTGTGTCTGGTAAAAGTACGACTCCAGCGTGTGCCATCCACCTTGGTTTTGGTCCAAAATCCACGCGCCGTCAAAGGTGTTGTCCGGCAAGTAGCCACAATGGTCTTCGTATTCGATTGACCCGTCGGCGTTGACGACGTAGATCGCATAGTAGGCGTATGGCGTCACGTCGGCGGGATTCGGAGGGGCGGGGGGTACGTGGTCAATGTAAAGCTCCTGGGCCTGGGCCTCAATCACCCATGCATCATGGTCGTCGATGAGGGCTTGACGCTCGATTCCGAGGGCCTGGGAGTTTATTTCGTGGGTCACGGGGTTGACCACAAAAACGTCAACCGTCGGGGCCTCACTCACCGGGGGAACCTCGCCATAGTATAGGCGCAAAAGGTCGTCGGTGTTCGCTGCGTTGTAAGCGTCGATTTCCTGCTGGAGCAAATCCGTTGACGTTATGTCACGGGCCAAGGAATGCACCAACGATTTAGACAGCGTGTCACTTTTGACGGTTTTCCACAGCGAGTTTACGACGTAGATTTTTTGACCCGTTGGCGAGGTGGCGGTAGGTACATCTGGTGGCACTTGGACAGTGACAGTTTCCTTGACAGTTTCCCGGGTCGATGTTGGAGACTGGCACCCAGCCAGAAGCGCAACGACCAGGACCAGGACAAAAAAAGCGGCAACGGCGGCGATGTACTTCAACGCGGCTTCACGCATTTTTAAGACCCTCCACGGCTTTGATCTTCTCGGCGAGGTCTTGCTCGGCGTGGTAGAGCCGGGCCTTTTCGTTGTCGGCTTCGGCTTGGGCGTCCACGGCCTTGCGCCGAAGGGCTTGCTTGCGCTCCTCGGGCTCGCTAGCGGCCCCCGTTCCGTAGGCTTCGGCGGCAAGGTTGTCGGCCCTGAGTTGGAGCGCGTCTGTCCCTTGCTTGGCGTCGAGGACGGCCTGAGTGGCCTTCTCGACGGCGGACATGGCGAGTTGAAGCGGGGGGATTTCGCGGGCCTCGTGGCGGTCGTCGTGCTCGGGGGCGGTGAGGATGGATGTGGTCTTGAGCGCGGCCTCGGCGGCCTCGGCGGCCACCCGGTCGGCGAAGGCTTGCCACTTGGCGATGGCCACGTCCTTCGGGTCGTCCTCAGCCACGGTTTCGTCCTTGGTCGGCTTGGCCCCCATGCGGACCAGCTCGGCCTCTACCGGGTCGGGGCCTGAATAGCACAACCACGAATCCTCCGTCGGCTCGCCGTCCACGTCGGGGGGGCTCATTCTTGCGGCTTCGGGTTCAAGCTGGCTGGCGCGTTTGTCGCGTTCGGATTCGTCCTCGAAGTGCTCGGCGTACTGAATTTCGCCCGTCGATGGACGGAATAGGGCGGTGTAGTAGTAGGTCATTTTTCTTCCTTCTCGGCGACTTGACGCCGATACTCTCGACACTCGATACAATCACAATCATTGCAGTAATTGTGATTCTCGTGTATTTCCTTCAATTCTTCAAACGTGTACTCAATCATGGCGCATTGCCTCACTGGCAATAGTGTAATACGCCGTATACGATACGTCAAGGGCTACGTCAAGAGCCGTTGCACCCAGGTGTATACCCGGCGAGCGTGAGAGCGGGGGGATGTGTTTTTCCCGGTGCGGGGGGTACCGTTGGTGCCGTCGTTAACCATAGTTGTGACGGGAGGAGATATACTCACAGAGGCGATGGACGTCTGAGATGCGATGACGGGATAGCCAATGCCTCCGGAAGCTGCAGGGTTAGTTGCCAAATTATGAAAATGTCCTTGTCCTATGTCCATATGCCTTAGCCCATCAATCTCCACGCCATCCGAGTCGCCCGACGCCACGGGCACGAATCCCGACAGCCTGTGAAGCCTTACGCTCGTCGTGGACCCCGCGATGCGGTAGGGGTAGAAAATCACGGTTTGAGAGCCCGCCGTCGGGGTGCCCGTCACGGTGATGGTGCGCGCTCCTGTATTGATTGCCGACATGGCGAAGTCGGTGCCTGCGATGTTGAGACATCGTGGGTTCCCGAAGTCCTCATTTGATGCCGCGTACGTCGCGGACTGCGAAGATGAGAACCACCGCTGGACGAGTGCGTCGTTCGATATCGCCGCCAGAAGCGCATTGTTTACAGTTGTGTTTGCGAACGTGAGCACGGACCCGGCTACGGTGGCCGTAAACGACACGGAACCCAGCACGTTCGCCGCATACGCCCTGAACGCCGTCACGAGGTCGGGAGCCTGGGTTGATGCCACGTCGTGGTCGGCGTCGGTGCGGTCGATGATCGGGAGGTACAGCGGGAAGCCGGGGTTCGTCGTGGATTTGCTCGCGGCCACGGTGACGGGCGTGAGCTTGAGTTCGGGCATGATGAGGTCACCGACTTGGTGGGACATGGCGATGCTAGACCGAAGCATCTGGTATTTGTCGGTCGAGTCAAGTGACCACCCGACGGCTTCGATGAGATTGCAGATTTCCTCTTGGATGTTGTTCCGGTCCTCGGCCCAAAGCAAGGTTCCAGGCTGGACACCCGCCGAGTAATCGACGTAAAGGCCCCCGGAGCTACCGGCGGCGGTTGTTCTTTTCATGATTTTCCTCCATGTTTTGTCCGCCTGGGCGGTGGTTGGCGTGGCGCATTAGGACGCCTTGCCCGTGCGGGCGATACCAGTTCTTGCAAGCCCTGACAGGGCGATGGACGTTGCAGACAAGTCGGTCAAGATCGAGTTAGGTTCCAAATGCGCCGGAGCGTAGCGGGCAAGGATGGCCCCTACCCGTTCGGCCTCTGTGGACGAATAGACGGTGCCTGACACGGTATATCCTAGGCTGTAAATGATCGAGGACGAGAGCCCGCACCGTGCCAGCCCTGACACCGCGATGCCAGAAGCGCCCGTGATGTACGCTTCAGAGACGACGACGCGACCACCGAACTCCTTGTCGAGTTGCGCTTGCAGACTGGCCAGAGTATTACCGCCCCGCCCCGATTCCATGGCGGCGAGCATCGTTTGCGCCTCAGCGGTTGATCTGGCCGTCGGATCATAGGCTATGCCTAGCGTTTCATGCCACTGAGGCAGGGTGTCCACGGCGGTGCCGGGCCATGACTCGGTTAGTACCTTGCGGCCCTCGACTTTGAGCGCGTCAACCGCGTCGGCCATGCCGCCAGTGATGGCACCGCCGTCGCCTTTAAGTCGGAGTCGGCCAGCGGGGAGGAGGGACTTGACGGCCTCTAGGACTACGCCCACGTGTACACCCCCGGAGCGACGATTTCACCGATGGGGAGCACGTAGGGGCCACCACCGATGCCCGAGATATTGATGGTCACGCTTGCCGCCGTTGCGCCCTGAGCCACTAGCGCCGTCCAGACGATACCGGTGGACACCGTATCAGTCGGGTTCGGCTCGTCGATGTACTGACGGGGGTAGGCCGCATAAAGCGCCGCCGTGATGGCCGTCTCAACCGCCGTCTTTTGCGCCGCACTCAAGGTTGCGCCGTTGATCGTGGCCAATGTGATTGTCACGGCGCACGTTCGCTCGGTCGGGCTGACGGCGTACACGTTCGCGGCCAGCGGCTTGCGGATCGGGTCGTTAAGGTAGGCCAGAACCTCGGCGAGCTTCGGAGCGTCGACGAGGCGTCCGGTTCCCGTGGTAGCGTCGAGGGGGTAGACATTCACGTCGCCGGGGGACGGTCGCTTGACGAACGCCTTGACAATGCCGGGAACCTCAAGCGCCCAAATAACGTAGTCGGGGATGGCCCCGCCTTGGGGTTTGTACCGGATGCGGTTGGACACCTCGGCCCGCCAGTCGGCGAGGGACTGACGGTCGACGCCGCTGGTCACGGTTCCGGCCACGGTTGCCGACGGCGTGATACCGGAGACGGGTGAGACGAGCGTGAGGGGCGACCCGTTGGCAAGGTTGCCAGCAACGCCGACGGTCAAGCAAGTCACGACGGGCGAGGCTACGCCACCCGCGATGGTGACGAGGGAGGTTTGCTGGTAGATGACGCCTGCCGCCGTGGTCCATAGGGTGCCCGCCGGGATGGTCGACCCGTCGGGGGAACCGGTCGCGGCCAGGGTGAGAGTTGCGGCGACGGCGGGAGAACGGACGATGCCGTAGCGGTCGGACCACACGCCGAGCCAAAACTCGTTGCACGTGCTGGGCTGGGTTTGGTCAAGGCACCAAGAGACGAAGCGGTAGGCGAGGCCGATGACGCCAGCCACGGCGGAGGCTATGACGGTCACGAAGCCACGGGCGAAGCGGGGGACTGACTGGTTAAGCCTGGCCTCGACGTAGCCGATAATCTGGTCGCGGAGCTGGGTGAAAGTTGGGATTGTCATGGGGTTACCTCGTAGCGTGTCATCATGCGGCCTCCAGACTCATGCGGTCCCAGTTGAGTTTCCACCTGACAACGGTGGTCGAAAAATCTGGCTCCGTCACGGTGATTTCGATTCCCATTCTCACGGTTCCGGTGATCGAGCAAGACACATCAACCGACTTCGCCACGCCGTCGGTGATCATCCACGCAAGGTCAGCTTTCGCGGCCGCCTCGACGTCGGTCAGGATCGACGGCGTGAGCTTGGCGTTACTGATGAGCTTGAGGAAATGGTGGCTCCCCGTCGCTCCGGGGTTCGCCGGGTCGATGTCGTTGCCCCACCAGTTCGCGTCAACGAACAGGCTCAGGTACGCCGCGTTCTCGATGCCGGAACTCATGACGGGCTGGCCACCGGAGAAACTGAGGTCGCCACCGTCGCCGAGGTCTACGATTAAAGGGTCGCCGTCGAACTGGTCCATGCTTGCCATGATACACTAGCCCCCCGTCTTTATGGTAGTCGTCTTCGTGGCCGAAATGTCGAGCGTCAGGGTTCCCGCCGACGGGTCACCAGCCGCCGTCAGGTGGGCCTTGAGCGCCGTCAGGAAGGTCGCCAGCGCCGTAGTCAGGTCGTCCCAAAGGACCAGTCGCTTTGAGTCCCCGTTGATTTCCCACGTCCCGTCTGCACGGGCCACGGCAAGGGCCTTGATCGTCGCCCCGTCTGCCGTCGTGGACCCGATGGCCGTCTCGCCCTTGGCAAGCGTCGGCGGGGCTACGAGGTAGTTTTGTGATGCCACCACGACGCCGAAGCGGTCGGAGCCCCCCACGGGCAAGTATACGCCGTGGCTTCCGTCCGGAGGAACGGCCCAGACCCCGGCCACGCTCCAGACCTCGGGGGTGTACTTCGCCCCGAAGAGCGAGGCGTCGACGACGATGGCCTTGCCCAGTGACTCGGGGGCGCGTTCGATTCGGCCCGAACGGATTTCGCACATCATGGCGTAAAGTCCCATCATGCCCCCCTCAAGGCTTTGCGGGCCGGGATAACTTCCGACCATGGGTAGAGGCTCGGCAATGTCCCGGCGTAGGCACCGGGAAAGACGAGGCGCAGGGTCGTCGTCCGGCCCTCCGTAGAAAGCGTCCGGGTGACGCCAGCGATGACGAAATCCGTTTCGCGCAAGATGAACGCACCGGGGGCGAGGACGGAGACGGCTTGGCCCTTGCGCCACAGAACGCCAGCGTCGGTTTTCCAGCCGGTCACGTCAACCTCAAGGGAAAAAGCCTCGGCCAGCGCGGTCGCTTGGTCCCATTGGGCATAGGTCGCAAGTTGCGACGGATTGCCCGACGATCCCGCTGTCATCTTGAGGCGGTAGAGCTTGACGGCTGGGTTCGTGGCGTCTGACTTGATGTCAGGCCATCCGCCCATCTGTTGGATGACGCGGGTTTTCTGAAAGAGCTTCGTCCCGTCAACGCCGGAACGAGCGCCGAGGAAAGAGCCTTTCCCCTCTTCGATTTTGGCGACGGGGGTTAGGTTCGTTTCGGAGCGGACGAGTTGGAGCTCACCTTTGGGAGACGAGTTCAGCAGCCACCCCATGGGCTTGGCGATGCCGACGAGGAACGCGGCCACGGTGTCACCGGGTGAAGCCTTGATGAGGCCCGTTGCCGGTTCGTTGGCTACGGTCGCCGTGTCGGCCCCGAAGCTGTTGGCGATCTTGATGGTTCCCGAGTCGCCTTGAGGGGTGACAACCTTGATACCGTAGGGAGTGGCGACGATGGTCGCAAGTCGGCCCAGTTTCACGTCGCGCCACTGTAGGTCACGAGGGCCGTTGACGATGTCGATGGGGCAATCGACCAGGACGCCGGGGAGGCTCCGGCCCTGCGCGTTGAGGTCACGGCTGTCGGCGCTGGTCGAGGTCTGCGGGAACTCGAGAGTCCCCGTCAGCATCAGCTCCCCGTCGATCTCGACGGTGCATGGCTGATACCCCATGGGGCGGAAGGACTCCACAAGGTCGGACCGGTTCGGGTTGAAGCCCGACGAGAAGGAAAATGCGTCGGCCACCTCGTCCAGGTTTTCGGTGAGGGTCAGGGACTCCCAGGACGAGAAGGCCTTGCCGTTGACTTTTAGGGTGACGATTTCGTCAGGCACGTGGAGGCTCCGTTGTCGGTGTCGTTACCGTCGCTTGAGGCTGTTGGCGATTGTTCCACCCGCAAGCGCATACGGTCGTCATGAACGGAGCGGCACGGACTGGAACGTCAACAGACTCAATCCAGGTTGCGGATCCGCAGACGGGACACTTATCACCATGCCCAACCTCGGGGAATTTCCGAGTCAGAAGTTTCATGGTTGCGAGTTTTTCGGCGATAATTCGCGCCTTGATCTTCTTGAGAAGCCAAGCCCGGAGGACGTCGAGGGGACTACGCATACCACACCCAATCAAACCCCGCAGGAACCTGGAAAAACTCCTCGTCGCTCAAGTCGTTGTCCTTCACCGCTTGGTCAAGCGCGTCGTCCGAGAACGTGCCGGTGAGCATCTTGATCAGACTGATCGGGTCCACAGGTCCGGGCACCGTGTAGTGACGCTCCACCTTCAGGCTAAAGCTAGCCTCAAGCAATCGCGCCCGGCACGTGGAAAGAATCTCCATCATGTCGGCCACGGTCTGAGGGTCAGGGAGCCAACCGAGGGCGGTGTTTTGTGCCTCGAGCAAAGCGTTGAACGCGGCCATGATGGCGTCGATGTCCTCGGAGGCGTCAACGGCGTCGGCGCGGGTCGATAGGTCGCCCGATAGCGTGGCGTCGGTGGCCCCGATACACCCGGCTGTGACGCCCATGAGGACGATCTCAGCCTCGGCGTAGCTCCCAGCTAAGTTCCCGGCCATGCTGTCGATCATCGTCCGGTACTGACTCACCTTGTCGGCGATGGCGACGACGGCCTCGGCGGGCTTGCGGGCCAGGGTCAGAAGCGCGTCGGCCAAATCAGCGGGGGCGGATACGAGGGCGTCAACCGACCCAATGGCCGTTGCAAGGTCGGCGTCGAATTGCGCCCCGATGTCTTCGGCGCTCGACGCGATGCCCCGAAGGCTGTCGCCGATGGCGGTGAAGAGGTTCCCCAAGGTGGCGGTCACGGCGGTTACTTCGCCGATGGTAGCCGGTGCGCCGTTGTCGGTGTAGGCGCTGGCCGATGACGCGGCGGCGGCGGACGAAGCGGATCGAAGCGCCCCGGCGGCGTCGGTGCTGCTGGTTGGGAACTTTTTGTCACGGGTCACGGTCAGGAACTCGACCGAGAAAACCGCTTGCCCCATGCCATCAACGAAGTTCTCGGTCTGAGTCCACTGGTCCGATGGGACGACGAGAATATCGCCCCACCGGGGGTGGCCCAGGACGCCCGGCGTGTCTCCGTCGTAGTGCTCACCCAGGGCAAGGTCGAAGTCGTCGGCGGTTTTGTGGTAGTCCATGCCTGAGATGTACAGAGTCATGGGGAAACGCTTTGCTTGGTTTCCCAGGTCCTGAGCTTCGGCCCGGTCCTGCTGTGGCAGGTCGTGGACGGCTAGTTTCTTGCCCCCGGTTCGACTCACCTCGTCGAACTGGAGGGTGAAGGCTTTGCCCGATGGGCTGGTGTAGGTGCATTCTCGGAGGTCGTCTAAGTAGCTCATCAGTATTTACCCTTTGATGCTTTCCCGTGGGAGGTGTTGGTTCCGGTGTTAAGGGTGACGGGAGGGGCGCCCTTCCCAGGGTTTACCGTTGTGCCGGGCGGGGCGTTGACGTTGATTCCTACGGTCGAGGTCGAGGTCGACGTGTTACTGATCGTGCTAGTCGCCGGGCTCATGGGGACAGCATTTAGCGGTGTGTTTCCGTACTTGCCGGTAGACCCGGCTACCGCTACGGCTGGCGCGTTTTGGGTTGTGATTAGGGCCAGTCCGTCTAGGATAAACTTGATCGTCTCCATGATGGGGGCGAGAAGGGCTGAAATGAGCTTTATCCCGCCGATTATCGTAGGCATCAGGTTCTCAAAAATCTTGAGTAACGGCGAGACCATGGCCATGATCGGGTCAAGTACCGGCTTAAGCGCCGTCAGAAGATCCCCAGCGAATGCCGTCAGCTTCGGGATAAAGTCGAAGATGGCCGAGAGTCCACCGCCAGAGAAGTCCCCCACCTTGCCCAGTAGCCCCGTCACGCCGTCGATGATGCCCGATAGCTTGCCACCGGGGGCAATGCCGGATTGAAGGGTCTGGACGAAGGATTTGAGTCCCGGCATGGCCTTTGCGGCCAGACGGTTGCGTAGGCCGACGGCGGTTGCCCCGAGCTTGTCCATCTCCTGGTTGACAGCCCCGGCGTTTTCCAGCATATCGCCGCCCATGACGTATCCGACTTTATCGGCCTCCCTGCCCAGGGCCTTGATCGCCTCGGGTCCACCGGACAGGGCATTGACCATGCGGATGGACGACTTCCCGAAAAGCGCGGTTGCAACGGCGGCTTTTTGCGTCGGGTCTTGAAGGTTCTGGAAGCCCCCGGCGATTAGCTCAAGTGTCTTGTCTGGCCCGGCGTCGCGGAGGTCTTGCGCCGAAAGGCCGATCTGGTAGAGGGCCTCGTCCATGGCCCCAGACTCTTCGCCAAGGCCCTTGGACAGCTTGGCCAGAGCCCCATCCATGTCCTCGGTGGACATACCGGCTTGAATGGCGACGTAGCGGTAACGCTGGAGCTGGTCGGTACTCATGCCCAGCGCCCCGGCGGTGTTTTGGATATCGTCGGCGGCTTGCTGGCTGGCGTTGGCCAAGGACCAGACAGCGGCCCCGGCGGCGACAGCGGCCCCGGCTCCCACGGCGGCGAACTTGCCGACCGTGGCGAGGCCCTTTCCGACGTGGCCTAGGGTCTTCTTCGCAGCGTCCACCCGAGCGGCCATTTTGTCGGCACCCTTGGCCATCTGAAGGACCGGCCCGGTGAACCCATTTTTGACGGCGAACTTGGTATAAATCGTGAACGTCTTAGCGCTTGCCATTCTTCGCCGCCTCCCTTGCCTTGGCTATTTCTTCCTGCTCCTCATGGTAGAGGGCGACGTGACGGCGATACCATCTTTCCAGCCGGGTCAACGGCCACGCTTCCCCGTCGAAGTGGAACCGGGCGGCGACCGAGGTTACCATCCGTTCCACGTCGTCAGGGGTTACCCGAAAAAACCGAGAGCCCCGCAGATTTGGGCGATGGCCTGAACGTCCCGGACGGCGATCCGTTCGGAAACTCCCTTCCACCCATCACCACCCATGCGGTCCACGATTTTGGTCACGGCCCGGATGGCGGCGGCGGCGTCCATTTCGGAGTTCGCCTTGAGCCCCTTGCCGTAGTCAAGAAAGTCCTGGGCCGTCGGATCGGGAAGTTCTACCGTGGTGAGGGTCGTATCGTTCATGAGTTTTACCGGCTTCGATAGGGTATAGACTACCTTGTCGCCACGGAGGAAAAGGCGTCCTTCCATGGCGATGGGCATAAGCTCAGGATCTTTGACAACCATGGCCCCGTTCTCAATTTGTGACCAATTGTCCCACGGGTTGGGGACTTGCGCCGGATACGAAGTTTCCGCACCGAAGGCGTCGGCCAATTCCAGAAGGGCCAGCTTTGCGGCTTCTCTTCCCTCAGGGGTTTTAGCGAATCCGCTCATACCTGTTCAAACCTCTGGCCACGGCCCGCGATGTCGAACGCGCCACCCCCGGTACTCACTTGGATCTGACCCTCGGGGAGCAAGTCGCCCCGGTAGGTGTAGCCGTTGATGAGGCGGAGGATGAACGGGCCGGGGACCCCAAGGTTCTGCTTGTCCTGGAAGAACTCGACGTCTTTGCGGTCCCATCCGCAAGAGAACTTACCCCCGTCGAAACCGGCCATCATGCGCTTGCCGGTCGAGTGGGGAACGCCGTTCCCGTTAGCGGTGGTTTCCACTTGGATGATCATGCCACCCTTGGAAATGAAGAGGGTCAAGTCAAGGTCGGCGGTCGGGTCGAGTTCTTTCCCGTACCAAGTCGCCTGTCGAATGTCACCGGCTCGAATCATTTTGATGCTCCTTTATTGGCCATGGGTCAGAGCCCGAAGGCCCAGTTTCTCTTGACGGCAAACACTCGGGCACCGACTACCATGTAGTCGGTGAACTCGACGTTGACCCGGCTAGGGTTCGATCCGTCGATTTCGACGGTCAGCGATGCGACCATGGCGTCACGCTCTTTCGAAATGTTGTCCCGGACCCACGACTCGTACAAGCTCACGAAGTAGCCCGCGATTTTCGACGGGCTCAGAGCGTATTCCGCGTTCGACACATCGTTGTCGCTGATGAGCTTGGCCCGGTCGAAGGGGCTCGACTTGAGCATGGTGTCGAGGTCGAACAATTTCCGCTGGGTGTTCGTGATCGTCTCGGGGTATCGGTAGGAATCATCCACCGCCCCGCCAGCGTTGGTCTTGTAGGTGGTCAGCACGTCCCACACGGTCACGATGCCGGAGCGAACGTCGAAGGCGGAACCACCGGCGACCTCGACGGCCTGGGCCTGGGAGACGGTCCAGGTGGCGCCGGTTCCGGGGTACAGCGACTGAAGCTGGAGGTTTTTCCACGGGCGCGCCACGTCGGCGGAAGCCGAAACGGCGGCGTCACCGACCAGGGCGGCGGCAATCTGCCCGGGGTGCGAAGGCGATCCCTCGACGGGGAAGTACACCGACCAGGGGGAGTTCCGGGAGCCGAGCGCGGTGATGAAGTTGGCGCGGGTGTCGACGTAACCCATGACGCCGACGAAGGGCATTTTGACCAGTGGGTCGATGCGGGCGGCCCCGGCGGTTTCCAGTGCCCCGGCGGCGGTCGCGTCGTTGAGGGCGGTGATGACGAAGGTGTAGAACGTCGATCCGAAGTTCGCCAGAGCGGTGGCGATGGACGGGTCGGTAGCACCGGACACGCTCGAGGCGATGGTCATCGTGGTCGTTCCGGGGACGAGGTTGATGTCGGAGGCGACGTAGTTTTTTCTCACGTCCAAGAGGTCGGAGGAAAGGCCCTTCCACTTGGCAGTGATCGTCACCACACCAGCGGTGGGCGAGGCAGTGAAGACGCAGGACACGTCGGCGTTGATGACGGCGGCAAGGGCGGTGGCCATGGTGGCGATGGCGTCGCCAGAGGCCACGCTGATTTCGTACTTTTTGCCCAGTATGTAGACGCGCCAGACGCCAGCCGAGGACGCCACACCGACGAAGGTGATGGTGTAGGCTTTGGCGGTGGTACCGTCCGCAATGGGGAACCAGTCCACGGGGATGGGGGTCGATCCCATCTCGGCGAAGAGGTTGCCGGCCATCATGTGGGCCTGCGAGCCGTAGCCAGCCAGCGAGGCCATTTCGTCGGCGGTCGTGATGCCGGTCACGGCGATGTTGTTGACCGGGGTTTTTCCGGTGTTGTACTGACCGAGGAGGGCGACCCTCTGGCCAGCGGGCACCCTCCCGTTGCGGCGGTAGACGTTTTCGATGGCTACCGAAGAGGCTATGAGGTTCGACGGAACCGATCCGAAGGTAATGGGCATGGTCTTCTCCTTTTATGCGTGGACGGTGTACAGGCCGGCCCAGGCCGTCTTGTAAGGTGCGGTTGGTCCGCCGTTGGATTTGTCGGCGGTGACGGATACAGTCGTCAACTGATTCAGCGGGATGTCGTCGGGGGTGAAACTGTAGTCCACCTCGAACGACCACGAGCCGGAGCATTCCCATAGTTCGGCCCCTTCAGGTTGGGGGGAAAGCGAGAACCGGCCCCAGCGCTTGGCGGCCACGATACCAGGGGCAAAGCCAAGGTCAAAAGCGGTCTTCGCAAAGACGGCGCTTTTGATCTGTTCCTTGAGGTAGTAGAGTCGGGCCATGGCTTTCTTGTCGCCCCCCTGGGCCGAAGGGTCTTCAAGCCGGGCGGCGTACAGGTCGAAGTTCACGGCGACGGTCGCCGATTCTTGGTCACGGCTGGCGGTTCGGTTCGACGGGTTCAGGGCGCTCACGTAGATGTTGACCACGGGTCCGATAGCAAGTTCATCGTCGTTCGGGGCGGTCATGCGGTCGCGTTCGGTTTTGAATCCGACGGTGCTGTCAAAGACCAGTTGCGCCGTCGAGTACGCGCCCAGGATGGTGACGAGGTTGTCGAGAAGTAGGTCGTCAAATCCACGGGCAAGCAACGGCATTAGGAAATCCTTTTGAGGCCCAGGGTACAAACGCCCAGGGTCCGGTCGATCATGATCTGGTCAGCGGGCACCCCGTAGGTTACGGTTGCCCCGGTCGTGTCGGTCGTGACGATCTTCGCGCCCTTCTCGGGAAACCTACCAGATAGGGTAGCTTGGAACGTCGAAAGTCGGAACGTGACAAAAGCCTCGTCTCCGGCGATTTGCATCCCGGTGCCGGGGTCGATCTTCACCCCCCGGCGGATAACTTGACCGGCCATGGTGACCGATGACAAGCCGTCCGCCGTGGTGTAGGTCATGGACCTGCCGAAGCCGTTGACGTCGTCCTCGAGAGTGAAGGCTAGGTCTGCTTCGGCGAGGGCCAGGAGGTTCACTTATCGGTGTCCTTGGAGGTCACGTCATTGACGGGCTTGGGAGTGCCCTTGATGATGGTGCCTTGCTTCTTGGCTTCAAGGATCTCGCCGACGCTCTTGGTGACGACTCCCTTGAAGCCGTTGTTGTACTCAAAGTTAACGGTCTGTTCGCCGTTGTTTCCGTAGTTCAGGTCAGACATTTCTTGCTCCTCTCCCACGCGGGGAAATAAGCCCGGGTGTCAGTCCCCGGGCAACGAATCAGGCGACTGCGCTCACGACCTTGCAGGCCAGGATGGGGAGGCCGAAGCCGACGTTTCCACGGAACGAGCCGCCGAAAATCAGCTTCCGGTTGACCAAAACCTGGGTGTCGTCGAGGAACATTTCCAACGGGCTCCGGCGTTGCTTGATGACCGCGCCCGCGCCGTAGGTGGTCGCGAAGGCGTAGAAGTCGTTCAAGTCGGTGAGGCCCGGATCCACAATCAGATTCTTAATGAATCCCCGGTAGGGGTTGATCGTGTTCGGGTTCGCGCCGGTCGGGTCGGTCATGCTGTTCTGGAACTGGAGGAAAAGAAACTCCAAGTTCGGGGGAACCACGAAGGTGTCGGGAACGATACCCACGATTTCGCCACGGGAGTCAACGAACTTGAGCATCGAGGCCCGGACGGCCCTGATGTCGGCGGCCACCTGGGCGAGGGTAGGAGTACCCGCCGAAATGGTGCCGGTCAAAAGGTTGTTGTTCAGCCGGACGCCGGTAGCCGCCGAGAAGAACGCGATGCCGTCAAAGGCCAGCGCCGTGGTGCCGAGCTGGAGCAGGGCGTCGATGAGCTTGCCCCACTTGCGGGACTCACCACCGGCCATGGCCTGGATTCGGGGCTTGACCGAATCCATCTTGTCGTCGTCCAGGTCGGTCTTGCGGATCGGGACCGACGCGGCGAACTCTTTGTTGCGGATGGTGAACACGTAGTCGGCGAGGTCGGACGAGGTCAAGTCGCCCAGCCATTCCTGGAACTCGGGGAGTTCCTGAAGCCAACGGTAATCTTCCTCCGCTCCGTTCGACGGGGCCTCGAAGGCGAGGGAGTTCAGGGAATCCCATGCGTTCGCATTGCTGTAGTTCGCAACGGCCTCGTTGAAAAAGACCTTCATCACTTTTTCGGCGGTGATGTACGCGCTGTTGTTCAGTGCCATTTCGTTTTACTCCTTGCCGTTAGGCGCTCAGGGTCTTGGGTCCGCCACGGCTGAAGTCAACCAGGAGGAATCCGGTCTTGAAGTCGACGGCGATACCGGCGGGGCCACCGTTGGTCAACGCGGTCTTGGTGATGACGGCGTCGTCGGTCAGGTAGACCCAGTCCCCAACGTCGGCCTGAGCCGCCGAGGCGAAGGGAATCCAGATTTTGCCCTGTTCGATTTCGGCGAACGTACCGGCCACGGTGGTGGAGGGGTAGTCCTTCACCAGGACTCCGATGCCGTATTCACCGGCCACGTCGGCGGGTTTCTTGATCAGACCGGTGGCGGCGTCCCACTGAACCATGCCGCCTTTGAAGAACGCGACGCCGGTCGGGAGGACGCCGCGCAGGACGGTGGTCCGTCCGACGGTGTCATAGAAGCGCGAGGCAGAAAGTGCCATGGTCAGGCTCCTTTGCCAAGATACTTCTTGGCCTGTTCAGGGGTGTAGCCGTTCTTCGCGGCCATGGCCAGGAAGGCGGCTTCGGAAGCAGGGTCGCCCGCATCTTCGGTCGAGGCTTTGGGGGCCTCGAAGGCGCTCACCTTGGGCGGGTTATCGTTCGCGGCGGCCTTGGGGCCCTTCGCGGCGGCGGCGCTCAACTGGCTGGCGACCTGGGAATAGCTCTTCCCGGTGGCCTTGGCATCGGCAACAATGGCGGCGCAAGCGGGGCTCACGTCCTCCCATGCGGCCAATTCTTCGACGCGGGTGCGTTCGGCCTTCACGCCGAGTTCCATCCCGACGGCCATGGCCGACTGATAGGCTTCGGGGTGATCGGCCTTCAATTGTTCAAGGGTCATTTTGACACTTCCCTTCGTTTTGATGGGCCTCTCGGCCAAAGCGGCAACGCCGCCCTTTTTTTCCATGTTCATGGGCTTGCGCCCGATGTTCATTCCTTGGATCTGGTCAATCATCCCGGCCTTGAGAGCGTCGGCGGCGATGACAAGAGCACCTTGGCCGAAGTCGGCGGACACCTTGCCAATCGGGACGCCACGGCCATCAGCCACGCGGGAGACAAATACGGTATGGAGCTGGTCAAGCTCGGCAACGATCTGGGCCTTACCCTCGGGGGTGGACGTATCGGCATGCTTCAAGGGCGCGTCGGTCGAGGTGTAGACATTGTGGTCAATGCCCATGTCAGCGAGGGCGCGGTCCTGGTTGTACTCCTCAGCGAGGACACCAATGGACCCAACACGGGAGGCGGGGGAGGACGCGACGATGGTGTCGCATTGGCTGGCCAGCCAATAGGCGGCGCTGGCGGCCATGCCACCGACTACTGCGCGGGTCGGGACGGTACACGCGGCCATGCATTGGGCGCATTCGTCAACGCCGGAGACATAGCCACCGGGTGAATCGACGTGGTAGTCGATGCTCGACACGGTAGGGTCATCCTGCGCGGCCATCGTCGCGGCCATGATGTAGCCATACTCGGTCAGGGCTTGCGCGGTGTAGCCCCCGCAGACGTCCTGCTGGGCCACGGGGGTAAGCTCGCCCTTGATCTGGATATGGGCCACACCCGAGGCGTCCACGGTGTAGAGCGTCTTCGGATCTTGGCCTGTGGTCGGAGCAAGGAAGATCGAACCGGAGGCGGCGAGTTCGGCGAAAAACTCGGCACGGGCTTTGCGCCGTTCGGCTAGGCCGCCGAGTTCCTTGGAAAGTTCCAGGAGTTCCTTGCGGTCGGCTCGGAGTTGGTGGACAAACTGGGCTTCGGCTAGCAAGTAGTTCATTTCCCCTCCCAGGGTCAAGATCAGTCTACGGCCTGACCAATAATTCGTCAAGTCTATCACTGGTTATCTAAACTGTATACGTTGTATCACGGTATCCAATGAGCCAAGTGGAGGCATTCGGTCAGGATGAACCCGACCAGGATGCCGCCACCGGCCGCCTCAAGGCTGTTTGTCAGGGCCTCGTTTTGCGATTTCTGAAAGGATGCCGAGACCGTCGTCAACTGCGTCTGAAGCTCGGCCAATGCTTTCTCCTTGCTCGCGGAGTC